ATAATCAATTACGCTTAGACAATAATCAGTTACAATCAAAGATACAAAGTTTGGAGTTAGACAACAATCAATTACGCTTAGACAACAATCAGTTACAATTACAAATAGAGGAATTGACTTCAAGCAATAATAAATTACGCTTAGACAACAATCAGTTACAATTACAAATAGAGGAATTGACTTCAAGCAATAATAAATTACGCTTAGACAACAATCAGTTACAATTACAAATAGAGGAATTGACTTCAAGCAATAATAAATTACGCTTAGACAACAATCAGTTACAATTACAAACAGAGGAATTGACTTCAAGCAATAATCAATTACATTTAGACAATAATCAATTACGCTTAGACAACAATCAGTTACAATTACAAACAGAGGAATTGACTTCAAGCAATAATCAATTACGCTTAGACAATAATCAATTACAATTACAAACAGAGGAATTGACTTCAAGCAATAATCAATTACATTTAGACAATAATCAATTACGCTTAGACAACAATCAGTTACAATTACAAACAGAGGAATTGACTTCAAGCAATAATCAATTACAATCAAAGATACAAAGCTTAGAATTAGACAATAATCAATTGCAATTGAAGATACAAAGTTTAGAATTAGAAAATAGCAATTTAAAGTTGCAAACAGAAAGACTTGCATTACATAAGCTTAATCCAGATGAAAAAAACTTTAATTTATCTTCCATTAATATTTTAAACAGATTTTTATGACCACTACTTTAGCCCCGCAGTTTGAAACTGCAAATTTGGATTTGAATTTAAAAAAGGGAGAATCAGCCCAGTTCTCAGTAACAATTACAGACTACAACCTTGACTTGCGTGGCTGTCTGGTTTTTGCCGAGATTAGGAGGCTGTCCCCAGGTTATAATTTGCTCCAAAACTTTACTGGTATTACAACTGTCAGTAGTGATACCATTTCATTGCGTCAATATCCCACTACTCACGATAAGTTTCAATCTCTGAGTACTTGTGGTATTCGTGTCGGTGATATTGTGACTTTGGAAGGCTCTGGAATTACTGCATCTAAAGTGCTGTCGGTAACTGACTCACTGCTTATTTGTTCCACTGTGGCAACTCGTTCCGTCGGCGAAGGGCGGGTATTTGTCCGATCTTTATCATCAGCATCTTTTACTGCTGTTCCTATTGCTACGTCTGGCAGCATTACTCTTAATGGCACTATCACTAATGGTACATCTGGGAACGTTTCTATATCACCCGCTACAGTACCAGCAGGAAATACTTTGATATTTCTTGACGGGAGTATTGTGAAACCTTTTGTGCTATCAGAAGATTTAATTGTTGGCGGCAATTTGATTACAAGTGCAACCAGTGTATCTATCGCTAATAACGCGATCGCAAAAGTAGGAGTGCAAAGTATCGTCACTGCTGAACAATCAGCTAGTGGATCTACATTAATAAATGTATTCCCGTTGTCTATGGGAATTGAGCAAGGGGCTACTTTAAATTTTGCTACCAGAACTAATGACGGCTGGCAGTATATCGGAAAAGCAAGTACCTCTAGTGCCGTAGCTCACAACAGCACTTATATTTATGTAAATGAACTAACATCAGCAATTCCCAAGAACGCGATCGCCTGGCACGGAAACACACCTTTTAATTCATTTTACTTGGCGATAGATCCTTTGGATACTCAATTCTTAGAGTCTGGGACATACGGATATGATGTAATTTGCAGACAAGCAAACGGATATACAATAAGATTGATACAAGGTAAAGTCTCCTTGTTTGATCATTGGAGTGATTTATAATTTATAAAAACGCTTAGGAGAATATAATGGCTGATGTAATTGTTTCTCGTTCCATCCCAATTGAACCCGGTCGAAAGTCTGCTGATAAGTCTATTTCAGTAACTCTACCTACTGATCAGGGTGAATTATACGTAGTGGATGCAGCTACATCGCGCTCAGAAGTGCGTGAATCTATGTTTGGCTTTGAGACTACTGAGCGCAGACAATTTTTATTACAAGAGCTTCCTTCTTATGGGATTGATTTGAATATCTGGTCTAATGCTGGGACTGTCAATTACATTCCTGGTATTGGTGGCATTGAACTGACAGTACCATCATCCGGTAGCTTTTCAACGCACCAAACACAATTCGCTTTTAAGTATCAGCCTGGGAAACAGATATCTATATCCCAAGCTGTACAAATGGCTATGGGTCCGGCGATCGCCAATTCCATTGTTCAATGGGGAGAATTTACCAGGCGAGATGGGTACGGTTGGCGGCTGATGACAAAGAATAGAGGAGTGAATTTAGGCAATACAAACATTCTCCCATGGGATAATTATTTGTATTTTTTCAGAAGGACATCAGCTATACCAGTGTCAGTTCCTAAAACACCACCACAAGTTACTGCTGATGTAGTCACAAATATGTCATCTTCCGCCAATCCACCTGTTTCTGTAGGTAATAGTTTACTATATCGTCCCAGCTATTTGGTTGGCAGTAACGGTGCAAATATTACTTACATGGATACGGATACTTGGGAGGAACTGAGTTACACCTCTGTAGTTCCGAACCAAAGTACATTTAATTGTGACAAATATACTGGATTAATTGGTGACGGTATTCCTGGTATTGATAAAGTGCGGGGAACTAGCGCAAGGCAGGTATCAGCAATTACCACTAGCTATGAAATTACAGGCTGTAGTTACAATAATTCCAGTACAACGATTACTTGTAATACTTTTAGCGGAAATACTCAAATCTTGATAGCTGGTATGAGTGTGCGGGGGGATGGAATACCGATAGGTACAGTGATTATCAATGTTACAAATTCAAATATAACTATCAGTAATACAACTACTTCTATAGGAACTAACGCAACTCTTTATTTTAATGAAGTGGCTAATTTAGCCATGTTCTTGATTCAGCGTAGTTGGTACGGCGGATCGGGTGGTCGGTGTTTAATCTATATGCCGGATCAGAATGCTCCTTACAATGGCGGGACACGCTGGGTTAAGGGGCATGAAATTAGAATTGGGGATACTTTACCTGTGGCTTCAATGTCCAGCCCCGATATGCCCGTGACTTACTTGATCGGGAAAAGAGCAGGAAATAGCACAGTTGATGGTAGTGCTTTCTTACGTCGCTTTGGTGTTTCGGTATGGATTGATGGTGGCGATCCGCGTCCTGCTAAAATTGAATCCGCTAGTGCCACAGGGATAACTGTATCTAATGGTGTTTATACTCCTATGTTGGCTTTGGCTGTCAAGCCTTGGATTTGGAATAGTGCAATTAATGAAAAGAGACCACAAAGATCACGGGTCTATCCGTATAAATTAATGGCTACATCTACTCAAAATACAGAACTTTATTTTGTCAAGGGGTCCGTTGCTCAAATCATTGGATCTTTAAATCCAAGCACAGGATGGTATACGGGGCAATTGGCGGCAGACAACTTAAAAGTAGTTGCTAATACCACTAGCTTCACAGGAACTATCAATAGTAATTCAGGGTATCCCAGTGGGATCGCAGGAAAACTAATTGGTGCTTTTTATATAGGGGCAAATGCTTCTGTGGATATTGATTTATTAGAAATTTTTGATCCACAAAGAGAACTTTTAGGCAGGGGAGAAACTCCAATTACTGATAATACTCCAGGTGACTGCTTGCTAATAATTTGCCGCTCTCTCGCTGCGTCCAGTGCGATCGCTTCTGTGTCTTTAATCTATGGGGTGCAATAATGGAAGAAATACAAAAGATTTATTTCCCTGAAGGCTTTGGATCAGATCCTAAAGATTTAGGAAGTCAAGCATTGTCTGACCCTGATAGTCGGCATTATAGCATCACTTTAGCCAATGATTATTTCATTGGTGTGCAAAGAAGAAAAAACTCCGCTAATTTACCTGACAGCCAAGTATCTTCTAGCCAATTTGGGTTTCCAATTCAAGACGAACGAATACTGCTATTTGCTGATACTAATGGTTATGGAACAGACTCAACAAAATGGGATATTGGGCTGTCCTTAACTAATGAAGAAAATACCCCTAATAGTCAAAAACTATGGGGAACAGGTGTAGGATTAAATGCTGCTTATGCAGGAATAGAATCTTACACTGAATATAAAGATAATGCTACCCAATTAATTATTGGGAATAGTGCCACGACTTCATCTAAATATGTTGTTTTGACTTCCAAACAACTATTTGATTGTGATGCTGCAAATAATGTTTTTATCAGCTTTGGGATTAAGATGGAAGTTGCTAGTATTGGCAATGCTGTCACTTTTAAGGCTGGTTTATTCAACTATCAATCAGGCTGGTTTATTCAAGTCAAAGACAACCTTATTAGTATTATTCAAAGATATACTATTGATACAGTTACAAAGGAAAACATTTACGAGCGTTCTGCTTTTAAAGACAGATTAGACGGGACTGGACTATCAAGATTAAATATTAATTTTTCTTTGGTAGTAATGTTTGGAATTGAGATAGGAAGTTTCGATGGTAGTGGTGCTAGATTTTATGTTTACGCACGGGATGAAAATCAAAATGGACAGCACCGATGGATTCTATTTGCAGATATCCCCACTAGTGAATATCGCCCAACTGTAGAAAGAAATCCCATACCATTACCCTTTAATTTTGAGATTGAAACATCAGGAAATACAGGGGGTATTCTTAGCAGGTATGGTTGTTCTGTTGTTAAGCTGGGGACGGACACTTCACCTTTAAAATTATTTAGTGCCGCATCAAACACTTTACCTTTAATTCCATTCAAGGAGGTATTTGCCTTTGCAATTCTAACTAAAGAATTGTACATAGATAAGCCTAACAATACCAAAATATTCCCCAAATATTTAAACGCTGTATCTGATATCCCAGTAGAAGTAATTTTCAGAAGATTAAAATTAACTAGCAGCAATATTGATAGTTTGGGATTTAAACCTAGTTTAAGGGAAGAATATGATCCTTTCAATTTAGTTTATTTAGTTAGCACAGATAAGCTATTTTTTGTATCTATTTCTAGTCAAGCTGCGGTAAAATCCATCAATGTATCTTTGAACAATATTTATCTTGATACTAGCAAGGATTTGATTTTTGCCACTCAATCAAATAAGAGTGAAATATTAGTTATCAACGCTTCATCAGGGATCATTATTTCTTCTATTGTATCTGGGAAAATTAATTGCCATGATGTTGTTGTATCAGGAAATAATCTTTATGTGTCACACCCCGGAAATAATGAAGTAACTGTGTGGAATATTGTTGATCCTTTGTCAATAACTTTTACAACTGCGATCGCTGTAGGAACAAACCCAATGGATTTAATGGTAGGAGATGGATGCTTATTTTGCGCAAACAGGACTAGCAATAGCATCTCTGTGATCAGCGTGGCAAATAATACGATTTTACAATCCTTAACTATCAATGCGCCTAGTGCAATGACTCACAATAGATTTTCCCTATATGTGACTAGTGCAACTGATAACAAAGTTTATGGATATGTGCGGGCTGGGACAAACACTACTTATGCAATAGATAATACAAAAACCTTTGATACTTTATCAAATCCTGATTCATTGGCATTCATAGATACTGCTGAAATAATTTATGTAGGAAGTAGCACTACAAAATTACTTAATATCAGAGACTATAATAAATTTCCTGTGACCACTGAAACTAGAACTTTAGCTGCTACTACATTGGGGCTGATATCTGATACTGACGGCAACATTTATTTGTACGACAGTGCTGGCAACGTGACAGATTTATTTTATAACAGAATATTCGTGACTTTATCCAGTCCTGCAAGTTCTTTAAAAGGGAATCTTTTAAGTAGTGCAATGACGGCAGTTGTTTTGCCAGGATTGCAATCTTTAGGTGATCCTATTTGTAGCTTTGTTTTTAGTAAAAGTATTCAAATAAATTTGCTACAAATCTTTCAAGAGTACAGGGAATTTTTTAGCACTTCCTATGACTTAAACGGCGAAACAATATCACAGGATTTAATATTAATTTTCTTAAAACATATTGGTGAAAATTTGAGTTTACTCACAGAGCAAATCACTTGGTTGGAAGGCTCTGGATTGTCCCCTACTTATGGATCAGGGGTTGCTCATTTCTCTAATCCTGGCTCGGCTACAGTATCATTAGTAATAGGTCAAAATTAAAACTATGGCAACTAACATATTAACCAGAACAGAAGCAAGTAGCGAGCTATTTATTTATCGGCACACACAACCATCTGGGATTGCAGAAGCCACGGTTACATCCTTAGTTGCGCCTGTAACTGGGTATAACAACCCATTTGATGACGCAAGTGGTAAATGGCGAATATTGAATTTACGGGTTGAAGGCGGGGCTTACGATGCAATTCTTGAATTTGGCTTTAAAAATGCTGACACAACAAAGCCTTTGTCAGCTATTTGTGGATTTACCGTAGGGCAGCCTCCTTTTTACGCTATTCACATAAATACTATCAGTAAAAGTATCGCTTATGGGTTCATAAACAATCCTTTCACTGATACTGACGGCTTATATATTATTCACGAAAATATTCTCACCCAAGTAAGTGGTGCGGTTGATATTTCTGCTTTACGTATTACTGTTAAGGATGGTGTCATTTCTTATTACAGCGGTAATACTTTAGTTCTCTCAAGTATCATGAGTATATCTTTGTGTCCGTTGTACGTAGCTGGTGCGCTGGGCTACGCAGGAAATCAAATTATTGATATTGGGATTAGTGGGGCAAATGGGTATACATTGCCAATTCCAGATTACACAAAAGAGCTTTATTTTTTGTGCAATGGATTAAAAAATTTACTACCACGCTATCCAGGAAGATTAAGTAGTACGAGCAATCCAATTCAGCCTTTGACTTATATTGCTGTTCGTACAAGCGCAGCCTTTGTTGTTTCCTACCCAAACAAAGATGTCCCTGTTTCCGCTTCTACTGGGATTAGCTATTACGTATTGCCAGAAAATTATTCTGCAATCCCATTTGTAGTTAAAATTACTTTTTCTTCATTATCTGACGTGACTGGGCTTCAATTCGTAAATGGAGCAATAGGAGCAGGAATATCTTTGTTTAGATCAATTAATTCCCTGACTGGATTAAAGGAATTAGAAATTAGGGGAAGCACAGAGAGGCGAACTTTAGGGCAAAATACTTTCCCTTCAAGCTTAGAAAGTTTATACTTACACGGTAATCATGATGTCACAAACCCTTTAAGTGTCACGACATCCCTTAAAACCTTGCGCTATTTAGAACAACCATCAAACACCACTTCAACTAATTTTGAGTTCTTGGGATTTCCAAATTTACAATTATTAGAAATTCCTGAGTCAGCGGCTTGGACAAGCTCCAATTTTGAATCTTTGCAGAATTTCCGATTGATGTTTAATCCTAGCAGAAATGTTTCTACTCATGGGTTTTACGGATCTGCATTATTAACTGGCTCAAGTTATTTGACTGTAATTACTAATTTAGCGATCGCTCAACAATCAGCAGCAATTTTATATAATTGGGAGATTCAAAATTCTGGAAACAATACTTACATTTCTGGATTATTTAACTACGCATCCCAAGTAAGTGGGTTTAATTTTAATCCTTCACGAGTAGGAGGTGGTGACACAATTTCTGTGCCAGGTAGTACGATAACTTTAATCATTCAATCAACAGCAAACATTACCACTGAAACTGATGGATTCTTAGTTGCTCAACAATTCATCTTATTGAAAAACGGGACTTCAAATAGCAACAAGCAGCTTAGACGCATTGCAAGCGTGGCTAAGTCAACATCAGGAAATAATATTACTTATACAATTACAACAAGTAAGGTTAAAACAGATGTTTCTTGCTCATCGGTTACCATATCATCACAATCTTCCTCAATTTTTATTGCAACTGGAACTAGCATCACTAGTAATATTGCTAATATCCGCATAGGAGATACTGCAAGAATTAACACAGTTACGTTACCCTTATCAAATACTACAACACCATCCATAGTAATTAGTAAAACATCTACTTCTGTGACTATTTTAAAAGGAACTGCAAACGATGGAATTGCAGCGACCCTTAACGGGACTGTAGTATTTGATTATGAGTTCACAGCGGCGAATCATCCCACTGCTGTGACTTCGCCTGGCACGGCTTCCGAAACCCATTTTTCATCAGGGACAAGAGCAATTTACAATTATTTAATTTAAAATGAAAATAGCAATTAAAACAAATAAAACTGTTGATATTACTGACTTGATTCCTAAGTTTGTAATGTTTTTTGATGCTTCAATTCCGACAACCATATCATTAAATGGAAACAAGATTTCACAATGGCTTGACAGAAGCTTAAACGGATTTCACGCAACTCAAGCAAATATCAGCTATCAGCCAACTTACGCATCTTTTGATAGCTTTTTTGGAGTTAATCATCCAGGAATAGGAGGGGTAATTTCTAATACTTTCTTACAAGTTTCTATTCCTGCTAATTTCCCAGCTATTGATGGGATCTTGTATGTAGCAACTGACAGATATATTGTTCCTTTTCCTATTAGTATTCCATCTTCTACTAATAGTAGAATTATGGAAATTACTTCGGGAACATCAGGTAACTTGACGGGATGGATTCTATTTAATGGAACTCCAACTACTGAAGAAGATAGCAGGATTATTAATTATTTAACAATTAAAGGAGCTAATTCACAGACAGCAACATCTTTCAATATGGAGTTTTGCATTGAAACCATCAACAGTGCTTATACGAATCCTATTCTTGGGTTTGTAACTGATTTATCCTCGCTGTTGAGTGCAAATACAAGTAACGTCATCGGGTTCAATCATGCTTTTCGCAGATTAAAAACTACACAATTTCCACTGATTGATACTAGCTCTGGAACGGGTTTTTCCCAAACATGGCTAGGAGCAAATTTAATAGAATTTCCTGCACTAAACTTATCTAAGGCTGTTGTTTTGGCGTTTGCTTGGCAATTATGCTCAAATTTAGTTTCTTTTTCTGCAATGGATTTTAGAGCAGGGAATAATTTTCAGCAAGCGTGGCAAAATTGCAAGCTCAACGCTGAAAGTGTTGACAACATTTTAATATCCATAGCAGCAGGATTAGCGAACAATCCATCAAAATCATTGGCAACCAATGGTGGAGCTTCTGCGCTGACAGGAACAAATAATAGTGCGCCTACAAACACTAACAGAAGGGCTACGAACAATTGGAACTCTTGGGAATTTAATCTTTCTCAGATCAATGAATCTATCAGTGGAACTATCTATGATTTCAGGAATGGAATCACAGGGCAACAGGCTAAAAACTGGTTAGCTGCTAAAGGATGGGCGATCGCAACTAATTAAATCATTAAAAAACCCGCTCTGTAGCGGGTTTCGTTTATTGCAATATTTTATTCCCAGTTAACATCCTTCTGTTTGTTGTTAAAAAGCCTGTAGCTTATCTTGTGTTTAAGGATTAAAAAGAAGTAGAAAGTCCGCCTAAACTTAAACAAAGGAAATGCAATTGCATCTATTATAGATACTAAAAAGTTTTTAGGCATCAATCCCTGATAACAGCAATCTGCATAAACATCTACCATCTCCAAAGTGGAGCATCCACTGTATTGTGGGAACTGACGCTTGTATTGGTCTTCCCACACCCTGAATGCTTTCATCGGTTCATAAGTGAAAGCATACTGCACATACCACCAGCCAAAACTCATTTTTTTCATTGTTAATCCTTACACTTTCCTTGTTTGACGCAATCTCCCGTTTGATCGTCACGGGCTGCCAGTGTGGGACTGGCAATATTAAGAATTGTTGAGATTGCTATTAACACTAATGCAACCTGATATTGTTTCATGGCCACTTTCCTTCTGATAAAGGTAGGTTTTGCTTGCCGGCGCACCTACCTTTTTGAATTAGTTGAATAAAGCAGCTTGCTTAGGCTGTTTTATCCAAATACTTTGATGCTGTTCCCAAGCAGCGGGCATTTGCTGTAACAATTGTCCGCTTAAAAGGTTACCTCCAGATTTAGGAGTTTTACCACCGACTTGCTTAAAGAAAAACGCTACTTGTGCTTGCTGACATTGATCACGGATGTCTTCAGCCCACTCAATTTTCATCAGACGGTGGCTTGGTCCAGATTCACCACCAACGATGACCCAATCAATATCTGTCAGGTCAAGTTTTAATGAACTTAATAATGGTTCACAAGACAGAAAACGTACACTTGCTGGCACTTGACGTAGCAGGTCAACACGAGAAACGTAACTTTGGTTTTCTACTGATACACCTAACCAGATATTTTTATGAAACTTTAAGTGTGGTGCTAACTCAACTAATCGTTCCGGTCTTTTAGTTAATATCTGGTAGACATGATGAGGCGTGTCTTGAATCACGTCAAATACTGCTTGAACGAAATCCAAAGGTACTTCTTTATGAAAAAGATCACTCATGCTATTAACAAAAATTCTACTGGGAGTATGCCATTTTGAAGGCTCTTTCAGTCTTTCTGGGTATAGAGTTAAGTCAAATCCGTTTTTAAAGGTTTTAGGAAACCTTTTAGTTATTGCTTCTGCGTAACAATGTATGCAGCCTGGGCTAACTTTGTCACAACCTGTAGTAGGATTCCAGGTTTTATCTGTCCACTCAATACCAGTATTTATGCTAGACATAATTTTAGCTATGGGGTGAAGAGCGATCACGTTGTGGTGCGATCGCTAAATCTCAATTGGTTAGTTAAAATCCGTAATCATCAGGTAATGATTCATCAGCAGTTTCAGAAGGACGAGGGCTATAACCATCGTCAAATATTTCTCGTGCGGTTTTGATGGTGACTATGTCACCATCAACTGCGCCAGTAACTTCCCACTTGCCATCCATGGCAATGTGAATTAAGTTTTCAGGGATTAAAAACTTTTTACCTTCTTGAGAAAGTGCTAAGATTCCTCCTGTGCCATTTGTTTGCAAAACCTGGGCAACTTCAATACAGCCTTTAAAAAGCGGGATCTCTTTCCGTGGCTTGGAGAATGATTGGTACTCAGAATACCACTGAATTATTAGTTTACCTGCGTCAGAAGACATAGATAAAAGGATGTCTTCTAATGCAACGCCGTTAAATACAATTTTTCTATTTCCGGCTTTTCGGTGGAACTCTATTGAAGTCCCAATGTTCTCTACTGTGGGGATTTTTATTTCTGCTGGTATGCAAAACGGGGATTCATTTGCATCGTTGCGTTGAAACCCAATTGTGAAGTCGATCTTGGCAAAAGCCAAAGCGAAAGGTGACAACAATCCGCCTGAACAAGGCTTATCAGCCATTTTAAGCCTGGTAAAATAAGTTTTGCTTACCTTTTCATAAAGGTCTTTTGTTTCTGCGTACAAAGACGCAGCAAACGCCCCTTTCGCAGTATATTGAATTGGTGTTGTATGCAAAGGCTGATCATCCTTGCCTAAGAAAAGTATTAAATTTCTAACAACCACTTTATAGTGGTTTTTGTCCGCTTTTGCAGTTGTCAGTAAAGAGGTTTCCGCGCCGTTTTCCCAAGCCAATCCTACAAAGGTAAATCTATCATCCTTTGATGGACGATATTGGATCTCTCTTTGAGATTTGTGGATAATCACAAATTTTGGGGCTTGGGTAATAAAACCAACCTCAGTCCCGTCGCCTAAAGAGGCTTCATAAGGTTGCCAAGTATCGTCTGGGATAAACCCGGCTTTTTCTGCTTCTGTGGCTTTAATAAAAAAGCCTATTTCTTGTAATCCGCCTTCTTTCTCCCATTTAGAGAGTTTACCTGCCACCAAGTTTGGAGGAGAAACTATTTGGCAATAAGGTATTTGAGTTGATAGAATGGTGTGTTCTTTAAATTGGTCTAATAGTGTAGTCATGATTGTTCCTTAATTGTTTCTTAACTGTTCCTTAATTGTTTCAAGTGTGCGGATATAAAGGCATCGCACCCAGCCTAGATGATTCAAAAAGGGAGATAATCAGTGTCCCCAGTTCTTCTGTACTGCTCAAATAGAAATGGCAATGTAGAAGTTTTTACTACTGGGTAGCTTACCGATATTCCCAGTATATCCACTGTTTTTATGATAAGAACAAAAGTCTTATCACACAAATTAAAAAGCTTCACTTAATTTCACATTCATCATCTACTAAAAAAACATTTGTTTTTTTAATCCTAAATGTATCGGGTGTGCGTACATTTTTCCTTTCAGGTGCAACAGTCAGGTATTGATTATGGACTTTTACGATCCGGTGAAATCCTAAATCTTTTGTATGCCCATACCCAAATTCCCTGACGCGATCACCTGGCTTAAATTGATCGTCTTTTGAAATTTCGTCAAATTGTTCCAATAGTGTAGTCATGATTGTTCCTTAATTGTTTCAAGTGTGCGGATATAAAGGCATCGCACCCAGCCTAGATGATTCAAAAAGGGAGATAATCAGTGTCCCCAGTTCTTCTGTATTGCTCAAATAAGAATGGCAATGTAGAAGTTTTTACTACTGGGTAGCTTACCGATATTCCCAGTATATCCACTGTTTTAAAGTAGATATAAAAGGTTTCTTCGCACAAGTTGAATAATCTCATTCAGCACTGTTGTGAAGTTTGTCTATAACCCGTTGCCCCCGCTCAGTGCGAGGCTTTCCAAGTTCATCAGCGCGTAGCACGACGGCTGCATTACGCGCTAAGTTTTCATTTACTCCTGCATTTTGTAAGGCTTCTTGATAAGCCCTCGTTTTAGTTGTCATCACACCAACTCCTTTATTGTTAGTTTTGCTAATGCCTTAGCGGCCTCTATCGGACTATCAAAGTAAGTAACTCCAATAGTCCAGCCTTTATCAACATCTAGCCAGATATTGCCGGCTAAATGTCCTTTAACTCGGACTGTGTAGCGCTCACCCAGCGGGTCTACAATTTTATTGTCTTCGATATTGTAGTTGATATCTTCGATATCCTGAGATATAGGTAAAATCCTACCACTACCTCTTTCATCATCTATGTAATTAATTGCAAAGGCTTCTGCTTCTGCGTAAGTCAAAAAGCTTTTAAATGTTTCAGAGAACTGGACTTCCCAGTTGCCATTGTCAAAGTTGTGACTAATGGTAGCGACAACAGTTTTACCTTGGCAGACTTCGGCGTAACCAAAGTCTATCTCAATTATTGATACTTTTTCTGTGACTTCTTGGATTTGACTTTCCAAGAGATCAACAATCTCTTGTTGAGCAATTGATTGTTGATCCAGTATTTCAAATCTGTCAGCAGCCCAGCGTTCAGCAGCCATATAGGTGCGGAAACTGTCTCTTATGATGTTTCCATCTAGATCCTTGACTGAGTACCCTGCCAAATCGCAGGAGTCAAAGCCGTTATTGAATTCGATAACTACTTGCTGCTTTTGAGTTTCTACAGGTTGTAAATTAGCTTGGTGGCTGACTATAGCGTCAGCCCAAGTAAAAACTTGTCTTTTGTCACCCTCTGGGCTGATGCCCAAATCTTTAGCTACCATCTTGCAGTAGCTAATTCCTTTCTTTAAAAGAAACTTGACAGAAAATTTGGGATATGTCATACTAAACTATTCCTGTGTATGGGATAAAAACAAAGCGACTGCTTACTTCTTGGTCGGAGGGGCGGTCGTTTTTGTTTATATATCTAATATATCATTACAGAATAGAGTTGTCAAGTGGTTTTGAAAAATATTTTTTATTTTCCACAAAATCAGCTAGACCCCTTAGTACATCAGGGTTTCGTGCCATTTGTTCAATTAATTCGTTGTTGTTAGTGCCTATATACTGTGCATAAGCACGATAGATTTGTTTAGCGTCATTAGTAATCATGATTTGCTTAGAAGTCTTAGCTTCGCCGTATTTTGGCTTTCCGCTCATAAAATTCTCACTTTGTAATTGTGTGCTGATAAAATCAATTTAGCATGATAAAATCAAATATTAAACGCCTATAGGAATAAAAATATGTTTATAGATATACAGATAAAATTACCCACTTTGATACAAGTGGGTAATTAATTAATATTTGCATTTATTGATATATCAATAAGATTGGCGAGACAAGTTTTTGAAGTGAGTGTAGGTAGAATCAAACAGAAGCTTAATTGTACCCGTGCAGCCATCACGCTGCTTGGCTACGATCAGTTCTGCCATACCTCTATCTGATGTATCAGGGTTGTAATATTCATCACGGTACAAGAGGAATACCATATCCGCATCTTGTTCCAAAGATCCCGACGCTCTTAAGTCGGATAGCATTGGGCGCTTATTCTGTCTCCCTTCAACAGCCCTATTAAGTTGGGCTAATCCAAACACTGGGCAGCTGAACCCAGTAGAGGATGATGAAAGCCCTTTCAAAAGCCTAGACGCTTTGGATATTTTACTTTGCTCATCTTTAGCGTCTTCTTCTGTTCCTGCCAAGATGTGAATATGATCCACAAATATAGCAGCGGGTTTTTCCCCAGTACGGGCTATTGCCCGCCTAATGCTACTAGTAATGTCAAGCATATCCATCTGAGAATGGTCACAGATGTATAACTTAGATTCTTCAGCGGTATTCATGGCTGTGACAATGCTTGTCATTTGAGTTTGACTAATCATTCTTGGGTTCTTTAAATAGCTACCCTCAATAGAGGCTAATCTGCTAGTTAATCGTCGTGCCAACTGTATTTTATCCATCTCAAGAGAGAAAAAGAACACAGGACGATGTTGCCCTTGCTGACTAGACGCTATATTCCAGGCTGCGTCTAAGCCCCAGCCAGTTTTGCCCATACCAGGGCGACCACCAACAATGATGAATTGATTTGGTTCAAAGCCTGATGTCATTGCATCTACATCATAAAAGCCACTGGAAATAGGAGTGACTTCCCCAGAAATTTTCTTTTCCATATCGCTATACATCTCTTGCATAGCTTCATTCACGTGCTGCAATTCCGGGCGTTCATCAGATAATGAGAGATTTAGGTCAAAGACTGCTTTTTGAGCCTGTTCCAAGACTTTTTGGAGTTCTATTTCTGTTGCATAAGCAAGCTTAATATTTTGATTCGACACCCTGATCAATTCCCTGCGGAGGTACTTTTCGTATATGATTTCCGCTAAAGCGTCAATATTGACAGCAGAAACAGTGTGGTCTATTAATGTGGTAAGCTTATTTCTCCCTCCAATGTGAGTTAAAACGCCTTGATCGTCTAAACTATTTGCTACAGTAATTAAGTCGGTCGGCTTGCCGGTTAAATGCAATTCTGTCATGCACTTAAATATGGTTTTATGTGCATTTATATAAAAAGCTTCGCAAGGTAATCTTGTGATTACTCTTTCAATTGCACCAGGGTCAAGAAGGATGCCACCCAAGATCACTTCTTCAGCGTCAATATTTTGGGGAGGAAGACGGTTGATTAGGGTATCTGCACTGAAATCTAAGTTCATGATAATTTCTCTTGCTAAAACTGGATTTAAAGATGGGACTTAAAATTTGATTATTGGCTTTTGACCAAGCGACCAATCCCAGTCAGGATGCTTTTGCTTTGCAAACATTAGCCACGCTTTGTGGTCTTTCCGTTTGTCATAAAACGCTTGTAAAGAATGACATTTCCTAAAGTCGTTCTCATAAATCATCAGATGCACATCCTCTGACCACTTGTAAAAGTATTCCGGTATCTCTGTTTCCGGTTCTGTGGTGTCATTGCTTGCTGGCTGGGTGGGTTGAGGGCGATCGCACCAATTCACAAGATTCTGCCAGCCCCCTTTGGTTTTTTCCCACATCCCAATAGTGGCCATGGCGTGTCCATATTTTTGGTCTGGCGTGGCTTTATCTCGTCTGGCTAAGTCTGTAGCTATTTTCTGGACTACAGCAGGGTTAAAGTTTTGGAAGGTTTTGTCCATGGTTTTCGACCGCCAAGGCCACAGCCAGCCATTCCATTGATTCTTTTCCTTGTAAACGAGGCTTAACTCGCTAGGAATGACTGCATCAGCTAGTTCAGGGCTTAATAAAAATGTATCTATTAAATCCCAAACATTCTTTGCCTGGGCGTATACATTTTTAAGCGGCGCGGCGGGCGTATCCTGGTCTTCATGAGGATTTATCTGCTTGAGAGAAATATTTGCCTTTAAATCAGAGTTAGCAGATATCTGTTGTGTTTTCTCTTCTTTTAAATTCTCTTTAGCAGGGAGGCTTTCTTCTTTAAATATTTCTTTCTTAAATACTTCTTGGATTAAGTATTTATTATGCAGCAGGTTTTCCGTAGCTGGATTTTCCGTAGCTGGATTTTCCGTAGCTGGATTTTCCGTAGCTGGATTTTCCATATCTGGATTTTCCGTAGCTGGATTTTCCGTAGCTGGATTTTCCGTAGCTGGATTTTCCGTAGCTGGATTTTCCGTAGCTGGATTTTCCGTAGCTGGAAAACCTGATTCCGGTTTTACCCTTGCTGTACAGGCTTTCTGAGTTTTTTTGCTTGGTTCGCTTGATGGTATTTCCCGAATAACAGATTTCCATCCTGCCATTCTTCCGTTTACTCGTGCTTGCTCACGAGTTAAATACCCAAACTTTTCTAATTCTTTTAATGCTGAACAAACAGATGTTTTTCCGTCAGATTCAGACTGGTCAGACAAATGTTCGGTATTAATCTCCCACCCATCAGGATAAGAGAGAAGCAAATGATGTAGCCCACGCGCTTTGAAGCTCAACCGCGTATCTCTAATAGCCGCGTTGGCTATTACAGTGTAATCTTTGCTGTGCTGTATTCTGATTGTTTCTCCCATCACACACCTCCATGGGCGTGCAACAGCGCACTTGTCTTATTGACAAAAATTGAAAAATGATTCATAGTTAAATTGCTCCTAAGAGATTTAAGAAATGGTAGGGGCTGTCCCTCGACTGTGTTCAGCAGTACGAGGGCTTTAATTTTCTGTCTGTTCTGCCAGTGCTTTGGCAAAAGCCAAAACTTGATTGGCGATACTGGGATTTTGATCAAGGCATTGGGCGATCGCCTTGATGTCGGCTTCCAAAACAATGGGAAGCTTGATGTTTTTTGTCTTCCCAGAACGCCACCCTGGTTTGAATTGGTGGCATTTCGGAGGGATAGCGTTTTTATTTGCCATCGGTTTCTTAACTCAACATATTTAATATATCTTATTCCCTGGTAACTTGTCAATAGAAATAAAAAAGATTTTTTCATACTCAGTAAGTCGGGTAAATGAATGACAATAAAATAGCCACTTGTTTAAGCGGCTATTAGTTGATTGTTTTATGTAGTTGGTATGTAAGCTTCACACTTAGTAGCTATTTGCTCAAAGATTAAATCTATTTCTTCCCTTAATTCATCTTTGTCGTCTTTTTGACATTGCCAGAGATTAACCAAAGCTGCTGTCGGGAATTGATCATTGTCGCAGTCTCCTTCGTAGCTATAAAATTCATTGTTGCGCTCAATTAAAAACCCTGAGTAAATACAATTTAAGCAACTTTTCATGATTCACTAATTTTAATCTGATTTAAAGAGTAAGCCTTGTGTAATTTGCCATTGATAGAAACTTCCATGAAACTCCATTTAGAGCCTGTAGGGGCTAATTCTGGAGTATGGAATCCTTCAAATATTGCATCTATCCATCCATGATTAAGATGCTTGTATTTAATTTTGTCTCCTGTTTTGTAATTGGTTGGTTGCGGTTCTGTTTGTTTTGACATATTATTAAAGAATGATGTTGTGTTTTCCTTTTGTCTCCTTTGAGTCCGCCTTGTCAGCGGACTTTTTCTGTTTATTTATGGGATTGAATGATTAAATAACAAAGGGAAATAATTGTTATTAAGATTGTCTCAATCCCAATGGTGTAAAGGCTAAAAAGCCAAATATTAAAGTGATTCATAGCTACACTCTTCCTGGTCAAATAATGATTGCTGTTTCCAATCCTTGCGCTCACCATCTAAATATTTGAATGCTTCATTGACAACATTTTTGATAAGCTTAAACTCAACACTTTCCTGGTCAGCAATTAATAAATAAGGTGTGGTTGGACAGGCATATCTTCCTTCTATTTCACACTTACCTGTGATTGTGATGCCTATACTTTCCTCTTGATATTTGATGGAAAGTCCAATGACTTGCCCCTGCTCAAGCCAGATATGTGGGTTTAATCCAATTGCTTCCACTAACATTATTCGGAGTCCATCCAAGCCATCGTAAAATTCAATTCTGGCTTCTTCTTTTCCTGTTAAGGAGCAGTTTAAATTTTCTTCCTGATTGTTTTCGTTAACAACCATATAGGCGATACTTATACTTTCAGTGTCCCCTCTTTTAGTTTTGATTTTGGTGATTTTTCGTTCATTCATGATGCTCTCCTGTGTAATGTTTTAGTATTTCTAAGTCAATAAAAATTTGGGTTGGTGACTGGAGGTGTGGGCGCTTGTCTAGGTGGATGTAATAAAGCCAATCCCCTGTGCTAATTTGTCTGATCCCTGTACAAATTCCCCATCCTTTATTTGTGAGTAAGCGATCGCCGAACCAGTAAGTTGGTCTGGTTAATCTCTCCCATGGTTCTGTTTTAGATGGTCTAGGCAGTCCCGTTAAGCTTTTAGATGCTATTTTTAATGGTGGTATTTGCACAGTATTTAATGTCTATTGTTATCTTTTGGCGCATCTCTAAATCTCTTAGGCAAATGGTGATTTCATTGGGCGGATATTCTGGAAAATTATCAATGATTTCTTTCTGAGTCCGCTCGTTCTCAAGAAATTCCATAATCTTTGATTCAAGTGTCATCTCTTTCTTTTTGATTGAAAAACTTGCTTGTAAAATATAGTTGCGCGTTAGCAGTGTTGTAATCCCAAGGGTCTAGATTCACGACTACTAAATAAGCTCCGTATTTTGAAAGTCTGAAGTCAAGGTGGTTGCGCCCAATTTTGCTACTTGGATTTGGGACAACTAATTTTAAAAGATGTTTCTGAGGAAATTCTTTTGTATTTTGAAGTAGTTGCTTGACTCTATCTATTGAGTGTTTGAATGTTGCCCAATTTGTGCTTACAAGAGGGGCTAATTCGCGGGCTAACCAATATTCTCCATCGCTATCTATGTGGGAAATATCATCAAAAGGATTACTTTTCATGCTGCAACCTTTTCGTTTTTTTTAAATTCTTTTAGTCCAATAGCTAAAAGATTCTCTACTAAAAGTCCAATTTCTTCATCATTTGTCACAGCCAAAATTTTGATTGTTTTGTACAAATCTCGCGGAATCCTGATCATTGATTTTTCCCGTGCTGGAGTCTGATTTCTAGTTAATTGCTTTGTCATAAACACTGTTTTACTTAGTATTATCTTGTGTGTAACACAATTTAATTGTAGCACATAATCTATTGTAATTTACAAAAGAAATATATAACTTTACGTTATCTTTATCATTTTTAATCTATTGTGTGATTATGTTATTGTGTTACACAAATATGAAAGCTGTTAGAAAGATTTGGACCAAAAAGGGACTAGCTAAATTAGGTGGCATAGTCCGCAGATCCCGCGAAGCCAGGCAACTGACCTTAAGGGAACTTGCTGACTTGAGTTCTACTGAAGGTAATTCGGTTCACTTTAAAACCATTAGCTGCATTGAAAACTCCTCTGTAATGCCCAACTTTAATACCCTTGAAGCGATCGCATCATCAGGTTTAATTTTTGACGATAAAGGTAAGACTTTAGATATTTACGACTTCATTGATATTGCATCTGAGACTGACAATATCACAAATAACACTACAGATATTTACGCAGACTTACCTCTTTTGAACAATACTGAGAATTAAAGTATGAAAGCAGGAAGATTAATCAAGTCTATATGTAGCCGGGCTTCTAGTATGAATCAGGCTGCTAAAAAATCTAAAGTCTCTCAAGGAACTTTGAGCGAATGGCAAGCGGATAAAGTGTCGCCTGGACTAGAGAAATACGTAGATTTGTGTTTGGCTATGGGTTGCCGTCCCGGTTTTGAGTTAGATCAATATTTGGGTTTAGGTGCAGCAAAACCAAAAACGGCAGAAGATGTTTTAGGCGTAGCGTTGGGACTACCACCCATAGAACAGCAACGCTTAATCTCTTTAATTACTGCTAAGTATGTTGAATATTTAAGCGGTGAATTGAAAGATGACATGATAGAATTAGCAGACATCAATAATTAAAGGAAATTATGGCACGACCATCAGATTACGGTAAAAACAAAGTAAAAGTTACGCTTAGGCTTACTCCAACAGCCAGATGTGTATATCAGTGTTACGCAGACCATTTATGTATAGCCTTTGGTGAGCTAATTGAAAGAATTGTTCGAAACCCAGACGTAGCAAGGGGTATGGCTGCTTTTCTGGAGACTGAAAAAAAAGTTTTGGAAAAGGCTTGACAATTTCATTCTATCCATACATAATGGAAATATAGAAAAACAAACGACGCGGGAGGGTGTGATGGACTTAGTAAAAAGAAGACAGGTATTGATCAACTTGATCTCCCGCGTCGGGAGAGGGCAACAAAACATCTACCGCTGGGTAGATGAGTTGATGGAAATTGATGCTCAATTAGAGCAAGAGGAGATAAAGAAAGTGACAACAGAGTTAAAATTAGTGGTCAGGATGCAAGTAATTCACCCTCGCTGGGGTGAAGGAACTATTTTTGCCGTAATGGGCAAAATGGTTTCAGTAGATTTTGCAGTGGGGAGAAAGCTGGTATCTGAGATTTCAGATTTAAAACCTGTTGATAAACAATCTAAACAGAACAAGCCACAACAACAGTCGCAAGTACAATCACAAGCACCAACTAAGTCACAAAAAAGTTTAGAAGTTGCTAAACAGCAGCTTCTAGCACTTGGAGTGTTAGAAGAGTCCATCCTAATCCAGGACGGACTTGTAGTAGTCCTAGGTGCTGACTGTAAAGAGCATGAAGGAAAGTCCTTTTATTGGGACAAAACAGTGTTCCCCACTGAACATGATAAACTAGGCAATGTCTGTATTAATCCAAACCAAGTAAAAAATTCCCAGAGAAAAGTTTGGGAAAACTATAAAATCAAGCAGGGCAAAAAACCTGCCCAACCATTTGAAAAGTGGTTAAGTGGGAGGTTAACTAACCTCCCCAAACTATCCAAAGTTATTAATAAAATTGATGCTGAACCTGCATCAATTTGGATCAAAGAAGATATAGACAAATACGTTCTGTTTATTAACAGAACGTCACGCCACGTTCAGGAATTATGTGCTGCTATTCGGCACGAAATGAATGGCACGGATAGTCAAGATGGGAAGTTTATGGTTTTCCTGGACAACCAGGAAGAAATTACCCTCGCCTCAAAAGGGAGCGAAGGATGGAAATTGAGTACTCATGTCACCCTAATGAAAAAAGAGGGTGACACCAAGAAGGAGTTTTATATAAGAGATGAAGTTTTTGCACCCATCATGGAAAAGTTAAATTTAGCTGCTGAAAAATGCGGTGATTCTTTTAAGATGCCATTTGGGCTTCGCGTAATGTAATATCTCACTAAAGTAAGTTGTATTGCGACCTAAGCACGTCATCAAACTGCTGTTGTAAATAAGGAGCAAAAAATGGAAACAACAATGATAGTAGCGGAAGTAGATGATGAGTATCAGGGTTGTCAAGGAAAAATCATTCTCATGGCAAATACTTACTATGCAAAATTAAAAAACTACACTTTGGAGCTACAAGTACAAAAAGTTTTGTTTCTACCTAGCTGGGTTGAGATTGTCACACCGTTCAAGGCTGAAATTGAAAATGAGTTTGGCACTAATGCTAATTCGGTATGCAGTGCTGTTAGCTCAGTTTTGAAAAGCATCGGAAAGTCTGCAAGTGCAGAAGCAGGTCAATTCCCAGATGGTATGCTAATTCAGCAATATCAACTTTTTTGCAAGTCTGTCAAATCCTTAATGAGCGAGTATAGTAAATCTAAGCGTGTAGAAGGACAAAAGAAATTAAATTTGAGACAGCAAAATACAATTGATGTTGAGGTCTCATCATTACTCTTGTGGTCTAAGTCGAGATTGCAAAATCTACCTAGACTGGGTAAAGATTGGAGTGAAGTAGCAATCGCATTAATGTGTTTAACCGGTCGCAGGCAGTCAGAGATTATGTGTAGTGGTAATTTTGAATACCTTGACGATAACTGGGTTATGTTTAGTGGACAACTCAAAAAACATAGTTTAGAAAGTGCCGAAAGCTACAAAATTCCCATTTTAATGGGCGCTGCTAGAGAAGTAGTAGAGGGGATTAAATGGTTGTCGGACTCGCATAAACGAATACCAGTGATAGATGGTGATGTTAGTGCTGCGGCTAAACAGTCGCATGACAAGTACAGTAGGTATCTAAGCGGAAGTGTTAAGGACATTTTGTCAACTTATGTGAAAACTGGCGATAAGTGGATTCACGCGGGCAAAGATCGGAAAAAATGTCTTCTCTTGAGACAGATATATGGTCAAGTGGTTTATCCCTTGTTTTTTGAAGGTAGTAAGCAAAAGATGAACCAAATATTGAATCAGATAATGGGACATAACAATAGCTTAGAAGCGGGTAGGAGCAGTGCCACCTGTTATGACGCAGATGTCGTAGTGATTGACATTGATAAATGTAAATAGTTAGCTTTGCGACCTAAGCACGTCGGTAAACTGCTGTTGTAAATACTGAAGAGCAAAATAAAATGGAAACAACAATGACAGTAGATGGTTACAACTATACTTTAATTGAATACGCTTACACAACAAACCAAGGAGACTTGGTTGGTTATTCCAAATCCCCTGATATTCGCCTTGCTGGCGAAATTAAAGAAATCCCTGACGATCATGAGTGGCTGACACCACTCACCCCAGTTAAACGCGCCCCTCTAGGCGACACCTTCGTAATGGAAGATGGGGTGGATACTTATTCCAGACATTTCTTAGAGGAACAATTAAAAGAAGAAGAAGAAAGTCTTAAAAGGCGTAGGATAAAGCCGGGCTGGCAGCCTTTTACCTTTTAGCGTCATCCCACCTGATGATGGGCGGCTGGCTACCGCCCGAAACTACCACCCCGGTAGTAGTGGGAAGCCTATTTACATTACACCCACAGGAGACAGACATGGACGTTAAAGAATTTATTATTGCTAACTGGAAAAGCACTCAATCTCTTAACACCCTATTGGGTGTTGATTTTCCCAAGAATGATGAATTTCACTTTGGTGAAGTTCCCACAGAACAAGCAAGACTTGAGGTGAAAAACGGGAAGATTACCCGTGTCACTACATGGTCAGGTTTAAGCTGGTCAGCTAAATATGGCTACAGCAGTCCTGTTGTAGATGTCTTTTAGTGTTATTTGCGGATCATGAAAGATCCGCACTTAAAGCTTTCACAGTCCCCTTTTTAGGGGATATTTTTTATACTTGGAGTAACAGATGAAGGTTGGAGATAGTTTAATTTTTTTGGATATATCTTACAACAAAACAAGAGGTAAGATTTCTCAAGGAATTGTAGAGAAAGTAGGACGGACATACTTTTATGTTCGTGTTGATTATGATGTAATAAAAGTTCAGATAGAGGATTTCCCTATCGTCGTCCAAGAGTACAATGCTGTATTATTTGATGCACAAGAATCATACAGCAACTACATTCAACACAAAGATAATCTAAAAAAACTTCAAGTTGCAACCAGAAAACTTGATTTGCTTACGCCGGATCAAATACGTCGCATTTTAGAAATAATAGAAGAGTAGTTATGAATCAATTAACACTCTTTAAAGAGCAGCTTACTGTCAGTGATGACTTTACGAACGATGACTATGAAACACCTGACTGGCTTGCTGTCGCCATGTCTAAGCTGGTCTTACCCACAGACAGAGAGATTCTTGAACCATTTGCTGGTTCAGGTCAAATAGCTAAATATCTACCAAGCGATCGCTTAATAGAATGTGTGGAAATAAAGTATTCCCGATTCTTACAAGGGAAAGAAAAAGCTAAGTTGGCTACATGGGTAAATGGCAACTTTTTTAGCGATGTTTCTAAGTGGGGATGTGACCTTATCATCTCAAATCCACCTTTTTCTTTATGTGTTGAAGCGGTTGCCAAATCTTTGGAACTGCTCAATGATAGCCCCAATTCCCGGCTGCTGTTTTTAATGCCACTGGATTGGAATTGCTCTCAAGGAAGAGCTAAAGCTTGGGACGCTTTGGATGCACATATCCATCATGTCTACCCTGTTGCTGACAGAGTGGATTACCTGAAAGACGGTATCCCTATGAGTAAGCAACAAAAATTCATTGGTGGTGTTCCACAATTTAAGAACGGAAAGCCAGTCATGAACAGTGGTCGTCAATGTTACGACGCTATCTTTGACATTCGTTTAGGCAAGCAGAACTCAGCACTAACATTAATTCACAAATAAAAGGAAGATAAAACGATGGACACCCTATTAATCAGCTTGCACCCTGTCCACTGCCAGAATATTCTGGCAGGCAATAAAACAATAGAGCTTAGGAAAAGAAGTCCAAAAGCCATTAAGCCAGTTTTTTTTCCTGGCAACAAACAAGGACTGATTCCTAAATTCAAAAAAATATTGGTTTATGAAACCAATCCCACAGCAGCAATTGTAGGATTAACCACACCCACTGAGATACTTGAACACACTTGCAGCGAGTGGCATGAATTTACAAGCGAATTATGCTTGTCTGTAAGTGAAATAGAGGAATATCTAGGCGGATATTGTGGATGGGGAATTAAGCTTAAAGACCCTCAAAAAATTAATCTTGTAACATTACCCAAGATGAAAGAACTGGGAATCAACCCACCACAAGGGTACAGATATCTAAGTGACGAATTAGTTGAGCAACTACTCGCATAATGCTATACTATGGTATAGTAGTACCTACGAAACACTCATATAAGCGATTGCCTTTTCCGTTAGGCGATCGCTATTTTTTTTGATTGTGGAAACGCCAAAACCCTTAAAAATCAGGACTTTAATTTTCTGGTTTCAATCATGCCAATTGCTTGTCCCTGGCTAAAACCATTGTACAGCAATACATTCCCACTATTCTATCTAAAATCGCCAGGAACGGTTGGCATGATTGACTAACGAAGTAATCAGCATTTGGCACGATTGAGCCTGGTTAAATTGGATTATTTTAAGGACAAAAACAGTATTTTTGTCATTTAGCACGATTGATTAGGGACAAAATTCTTGAAAAAGAAAAAACCCTGTAGTTGATGTACAGAGTTTTGTTTTGGTATCATTTGAGAAGGTTTCTGATTCCTTGGGAATATCCTTTCCCTTCCCCAAGGGTTTTGAGAATTTCCCATTCCTCTTCTGACAATTTAATCTGACGAGAAGTGCCGTCAATTTTTGGTTTATTGTTGTGGGAGTTGGGGTTTTTTCCTCTCCCATCAGGTACAGGGATTTTGACCGTTAGGGTTGTTTCACAAGTTCCATCACCATTTGGCTTGTCGTAGTTAGAAGATTTTTTGACTTCTTTTTTGACTTTAATTCCACTGGCAACGTGAGTATACCAATCTGATTTTTTGCAATGACTCCAAAGCTTACCGGGATTTTCGTAAGCTTCTATCATATAGATATCGTCAGCGATATCTATATCTCTTAAACCTGTCTCAATGACATCTGGGATATCATTGTAATTTCCAGAAGCTATGCTTTTAGCATGAGAATCTGAAAGTTTATTGTAGCTTGTGTAAGCGTAATATGCTGTGTACACAAAAGTGTCATATTTTGTCATTTTTATCCTTAAATGCTTACAATCCATCCGCAAATAGCATTGCTGTATTTATGTCCTTCAACATCAACTGAAGGAATTTGACCAACTTTGAACTTAAATTCAATTGGTTCTTGAGAGTTGGCTTTTGCAACAAACTCAATTATTGCTCCTAGGGGCAATTCATACTCAGTCACACACCACTTTCCGTGGTTGCCTCTATTGCCAACCATTTCCCATTCGGGTTTTGTTAAAGGTTTCAAAACTTCATAAATTGGTTTACCATTAACACGAACCATTGCAGAACGCCAGTTGGTTGTGTGATGCTCACTACCAGTCTTCACCTGAACCTTCATAGGTTTTGGTTGTTGTACCATGATTTTTTCTTCCAATAGTGTTTCTAGCTTGGCTTCTAACACAATTAGTCGGTCAACAAATGACTTTAAACCATTCTTGATAGCCCGCAAACAGGCTTGAATTTGATGCTTGATTGTACGGATCTTGAAAGAGATGGTTGTGGACATTTGCTTAACCCCTGTGTTTGTTCATGTTTCTATATTAAGGGATAAAGAAAATAATGTCAATACGGAATTAATAAATTTATTTAAGACATGAAGCAGATAAGTAAATACAAAAATCCCCAATCCTTGATAGAAGAACTGGGGATTTAATCAAACTACTTCATCTGGTATGTATTTATCGTTGTATGTTTGAATTATTTGACAATATCTAAGCGCACTTTGAGGGCTATATTCATAGATGCTTTTCATCTGTTCAACTTGACTGGGTAGCATATCAGGGAATTGAATCAAAATCTCCAGTATTGGTAGCTTAACTTTCTCTTTTTTCAGCATCAGGCTAAGTCTTTTTTCAATATCTTCTTTGGTTCTTTTAAGCGCAATTCCGACTTGTGCAATGTGGCTGTTTTCAATTTCTTTCATTAAAGTTCTGTCTTCTTCAATAGTCCATTTTCTTGGTGTAGTTAATTCTCTTTTTGGAACTACAATATTAATATGTCCCTCCACAATTCTTCTTCTGTAATACCGGACTTTCTTTAATTCAATTCCCAGTATTCTGGCGGCTTTAGGGCATTTTTCACGTGCTATAATTTCTAATTGTTCTTTGCTGATCATGATAGTTACTGATGTTCAATATTTGTCTCGCTATAGTAGCTATTCAGGATTTTAAATAGTTCTAATAGCGCGTCTCCTGATAATTGTTCTTGCCGGCTTAAGTGTAAGATTGTCTTAAATGAATTGGTTTCTAGCTCACTTAAACTGAGGATAACTGGATACTGAGTCTTGAGGATTAAGACATTATTCTTAACATCAAATTTCCAGAATGTAGATACATTAATTAATATTTCATTTTGATTGAATTTGAGGATGTCACGATTAAAAACGACCGCTTCTTTAATGTTGTGACAAACATTAAATGTGTTGTCTATTTCACCACCCATTACTGAATCCAAAACAGAAATTAAGTTTGAGCGGGTAACTTTAACTTTGTGTTTTTGACCTATTAATCCATAGAGTTCTCTGGATACAGACCCAACATAACCATCGTCGTAACTTAACTTTTCCGCTATTTCTAAGTAAGTCTTTCCGTCGCAAAGAAGGCTCACAATATCTCTTTCTATAGTGCTAAGAGATTTGTGTCGTATATTTTCAGAAAGGGCATTAATATAATTGATATATTTCATGATCAAAGTTGTTAAAAAAGCAACAAAAAAGAGGTTTTTGTTGCTAGTGGTGACAAACCTGTTAACTTTATTCGAGATTTTATTAGCTTAACTTTTATTTATTAAAATGTCAATTATTCAATTGGCAACAATGAAAATATCTGCAATAATAATTAGTAGTTTCAAGGATTAATATTATGGCTGAATTATCAATTGATCAGCAGTTTCAGTTAGCTGCTTTTGAAGTTCAAGTAAGGCAAATGTCGCGGGAACAAGCACAAGAATTTTTGATTAATTTGTTCAAGCAATATCAAACTCAAAGGGCAGCTTACATTGAACTTTTAGGACATCAGTGGGGAATTAGCTATATCCCATAATTGGTTTTTAGTCCCACTGTTTGCTGTTATATTTTTTGTGGGACTAACTTATGTGTTTATATGCTTTACGTAATTGAATCTAGTAACAACTTATATAAGATTGGTATCTCTAATAATCCGCTTAAACGACTTAACCAATTGCAAGTAGGTAATGGTGAAAAGTTAAAGATGGTTGCCATGCTGAATGTACAGAATGAAAAAATTACTGAGAAAAGAATACACTCAATGCTATGGCAGAATAAAAGTATTTTTGGTAGAAATAATGAATGGTTCAAGTTAAATAATGAGCTATTAAATTGGTTGTTGGAATATCTGCAAACTTGTTAAGAAATAAGGAACTACCTGCCTGTTAGTTCCTTGCCAAGGATTTATCTTGAATGTACATAAACATGATAACATGATTGCAGCTAACATCTGAGCAAAAAATATATGAACGCAATTCTTGAAAGACTGAAAACAAGACTATCAACTCATCTTGAATGGGTAAACGAAATGATAGAAGATGAGCATGGCGTTAATGCCGCAGACGATGATGATTGGGAAACCACTGTTGAGTTGTATAAGAATCAACAGCATGAGTTTGAAAAGCTTATTGATTCAGTGGATTTATTAATAGAAGATTCAAGTAATCTTGAAGCTTTACGTTTGATTCCAGATTTTGTAAAATTCTTGAATGAAATGGCTGAAATAGAAGATACAGAAGTTGGCTTTCAAAAAATAAATGAAGAGAAAAATTTGCTTGAGCAACTGAATAATACAAGGCATTAAATAATAAAAATACCCCATTTAATGGGGTATAATGTCTAAGCAATCTTCAAAAATGCATCTAATGTTTTAGTCGGCACGGGCAGGTGAGTGTGAAACTCTAGCCCGTGTTTTTTTGCCCACCTCCTCAAGGTTTTAATATGTGGCGATCGCCCAATCTGATGATTCAACCACAAGGGTACGTCTGCCCCTTTAAGACCCTCAAGAATTATTTCGTCTCCCATTGCTCGATCCAATGCTAATTTAGCTCCAGGTTCATTTAAACGGGTGATTATTTGTCTCAAAGTTACTCCTGACTTCCAGCCCACAGGAGGTTTGTCACCCCGCTTTTGTTCACGCCTAATATAGGCTAACATCATTAACCACTGACAATGAGTTTTGCTAATTAATACTTCACTATCATTGGGAGTTTTGCGACCGTCAGGAACTTTGCAAATATGCTTGTATTTCCCCCAAGTGCGATCGCAGATGGGGCTATCGTATAGCTTGACACAGACAGCCCGCACCCAAAGTTCAGGATACATATTACTCATAACTAGCAATCCTCATTATCAATTCTTGTAATGCTTTATAGGAATAGCTGCCGCTGCGGTAATCTTTCGCTGCTTGCTCAAGTTCATCGGCTAATATTTCACTAGCAGAAATAAGTGCTAAGGCTTCTAAGACTTTTGCTAAATCATATAAGTCAAAGTCGTTGCAGTCAGACTCTAAATACTGTAAAACACTTAACAAAGGAATTTTCCACATACTTACCTCCAATCGTTAGCCCAAATAAAATTAATCCCAGCGTTTTTGGCGCATTGCTCATCTTCTACCCTGTCTCCCACCATTAAAGCATCTTCCAATGGCAATGAACAGCAGTCTTCAATGAACTGTATAAGCATACTTGGGGAAGGTTTACGATAATTGCGCCCTGGCTTTAAATTAACTACATTTCCGTGTGGATAGCATCTATACCCATTGCTACCGTCAAAAGTAGTACAGAAATTAATACATTGTAGTTGTGGGAGTAGTTGCATTGTGTACATTTGTTCTTTGATGCAGCTATTTAATGTCTTTTTACGCGCTTCTACACCTTCTTGGTTAATTACTCCTACAATGGTCCAGTCTGAATATCGGGTTATCGCTTCTCCTACCCCAGGTATTAATTCTTGATCGTAAGGGTCGTTAATAAATGTTGCCCCTGATTTAGTTTGCCTCACTGTACCATCTAAATCTAAGAATAAAATTTTACTCATTGGCTTCTCTACTGGTTAAATTTAGTCTCTTTTGCCGTCCTACGGCTTTGTAATGTCCAAATTCTTTAATCTGGATGTCTTTCTCAGAGACTCCAAATTCTTGGGCTTTCTCTTGCTCATGTAGTTTCACTACTTGCTGTTCCTGTCTCCAAAGGGATGCGATCGCCATTTCCAGTCCTTCATTCATCCCTACGCCATAGCAAGCAATCACTCTTAAAAGTTTACGCTTAAGTTCAGCAGGGACTTTAGCGCGTACTTCCCGTCTAGCATCGTCTACAACTTTGCGACCGTTGATCATGCCTCGATCAGGATGGGCTGCAATATCAGCTTGCAATTGCTCTCTTGTTTCTGGTTTTTCACGTTTAGTCATTCATTCACCTAAATATTCTTCTTTTACTAATAGCACACTAATAGCGGAATATGCTATTTTTATTTTAAATCCTCCTAGAAGCTGAAACCAACTAGGAGGATATTGACCCCGTACACAGGAGCTAATAAATTATGGCACGAGTTAAGGTGATTGAGGACATTTTGCCTAAACAAGAAGCGAAAAAAGCTGGTTTTTCCCCAGAATGCCACGGATACCAGAATTTCTGTATTAATTACATTGACAGGAAAATCAACGAATACTATCAAGGGACTGGGATTCAGCCGCCAACATTATCCACAATCCAAGCTTGGTTTTATAAAGACAACATCCCAGACTGGGCTGTGGTCATGTTCAAAAAAAACTTGCTAGTGTAACACCCCTTTAAATAGAAGTCAATGATTTATGGGATTTACCAGATATCTATTGACGCTCTATTGGAGGGGTTTTATATTGAGGACATACCAGACATGACCCGGACATGAGACAGAAAAAGATATGAGATGAATCTACCAAAGTTAAGTCGTAAAGAAGCGGGAAACCGCTTAGGAGTAGGAGAAAGACAGGTACAGCGATATTTAAAAGTTGCAGTTCAGTATTTAAGTTCATTTAGTTCTTTTATTGACCCAGTAACAAACCAGTTAAACGGTAGCCCACTTACTGACAAAGAAGTCAACTACTTAAAAGAAGTACAAACGTTATTGCGTAAGTACAAGAACTTTAAAGGAAAAGAAAAAATGATTGAATCAGGACTAAAGCAAATCAACCAAGGAGATAGCAATGTTTAGATCTAAGTTAGAAGCCATAATTGTTGTTTTTTTATTATTAACAATTCCCCCGTGTTCATGGCTATTAGCTAATAACATTAATGTTCCACAATCTGAGGTGGTTAATGCAAAACATTGAAGTATTAGTTGTAGTCCGCAAGCTAGAGCCCGATGGTAGTTACACTGAGTGGCACGCAAGACCTGGTTTTAACGCATTTAACGCTAAAGCAAAGAAAGAAATTCAACAAATGATAGGAGTTACAGGAGCTAATTATGAACGTATTTGATTTGATTAAGCAGTATCTAAAGAATCCCATTTCTGATGAACAATTAGCAGTAAAAGCTGAGTCTATCGCTAATGAAGTGGGAATTAATTTGGCTAGTATTTACAACGCAGAAGCTAACACATTTGATGAAGCTACTGCTAGATTTATTGCCGAAGAAGTGGATAAATCCAATAACTTACCTGCTGTCATTAACAATGATGCTCAATTAGCTACAACAGAACCCAAAAAGAAGGGTAAAAAAAGCGAAATTAGTAACACCAATGCACCCAATACAAATGGTGTTGAAGCCTTAAGACCTGCTGTTCAGAACTTGAAAACAGCGGTTGAATCTGAAACTAAAGAAATCATCCAAGTATTCGATAGCAACTGTGGAAGAGTTGAGAGTGCGGTAACGGCTAAAATTATGCAACGCTGCCAACAAATTAACCCCAATATTATCGCTAAAGTGTCCAGTGAGTTGGAGGGATACACAAATCAGTCTGCATCCTTTCGCCAACAGATTGGATCAATCTTCGATGAGGCTTTTGAAGATATCATCAATTTTGAAGCCGTCTAATTGGATGATCGTAGCGGTATTTATTCAGTTTCTCGTAGTATCAGGAATAGTAATTTATGCAATTTCCCAGCCACCTAGAAATACAGGAGGAAGTAATCGTTCCACAACCAGTGGAACTTACGTACAAGCCCAGCGGTGAATTTCACTTAAAAGGAACTCCAGCCCTCAGTGCAATTGACAAGTTGATAGTTTCGTCGGACTATCACAAGGACCAAGATCGTCGTCTCAAATCAGAGTTAGAGCAACGCATAAGCGACGAAGCCAAAATGACAAATGCCATGACCATTACCTTTTTAGGCTTGGCGACTTTAACTTTAATTCTCTGTGCATTTTTAAGCATTAACAAATCAAATAACCAGGAGCATAAACAATGTTTGACAATATCTTTGCAGGACTCGCAACTCAAGAAAAGACACAATTAACTGGACTCGGTACTGATATCACAAAAATTGGCGACATGGGTGCATCACTAACCAGAATCAAGGAAACCATGAAGTTGCCGGCAGGAGTTTCCGCTCAACAAGTCCTTCAAGAAGCTAGAAACACTGGGGAAATAGAAGCCCAGTTGGCATTGGCTAAAGATATCGCAACTAGCAGAAGTCAGCAGATGGACCAGTTGGTGAGGCTTCATGAAATAAATGTTCAGCACACGCAGAAAGTGATGCAAGTTGATGAACGCTTAAGAAGTATCCAGGCTAATCACGGTAAAGCTGTGTCTAGGTATCAACTGGGAGCAGCGGAAACTCAAGTCAATCTAGACGGGTTTCAAACAGTTTACGACGTACAAGCGAAGGAAATATTTTCATAATAGGAGAAAACCAAATGAAAGACAGCCAAAGAAAGTATCAAATCATTTATCAAGGCTATGGACCTGAGCCTAATCAAGAGTTGCTGGAATATCCCATAGATTTTGAAGAGGCGAACAGGATTGCTGCTGAAATGCAAGCTGAATATTGGACAAAAGACAAGATGGACGCAAAAGATGTTCTGGAAGTTAATGGTTTCTATGTAGTTTCTCCAGTGTTTTAAAAGGAGGTATTTAGATGATTTTTAAACGGAATAGTGAGGCAGACGCTACCCTATTCCAATTCTTTAATAAGGTTGGTTGGGGCGTGCTTTTATATAATGCGTACACCCTCTACCCTTACTTTTACGACTTATTAAAGAGTGCGGAATATTGGCAAAGAATATTTGCAAGTGCTGTAGCAGTGGCTTTGATTTTGGGGATTGAATTGTCAGTAACAACGGTTATATTTGACCCTAAAATGCTAATCAAAGTGTTAACAAAGCCTAAAGCAGATCAGGAAGTAAAGAAGATATTTGATACAGTTTTCTTTGTAGGATTAATAATTTTTTTGCTTGTAGCATCCTACACATTTTGGACTGATTATCAAATTAATTTGAAGCAGTTAGGTAACCCTTCTGCTATGTTCTTAAGGGTTCTTTGTGGAGTATTTGTCGTTGGTAGCGAATTGGCTTTTGGATGTGCAAATGTATTTGATTTAGCAAGTAAGGAGAGAGATTAAAATGCCAGTAACAGATATCAAAAGTGTAATCACAATATTACTGATTGCATTGTTCTTAGGTATGATTTTGTATTTGCAATACGACATGAGGAGGTAAGTGATGAATGAACTAAAAGAAGCTTATATATGTGCTTTTGAAATCAGAGGTTTGTCCAGACAAATGGCTGAAGATTGCGCTCAAATAATAATCAATGACCGAACGCGATCGCGCACCCCGGAGGAGCAAACGCTTATAGATAAAGCATTCCAAATTTCTCAATTGTTGATTTTCAAGGATTAAAAAAGATGAATAGACTATCGTACGGTGGGTTATTATTTTGTGGGTATGCAACTTTCCAGCTTTTAGGCTTTTTAATAAAAGCTTATCCTTCTACTGCCGGCGGTGCGATCGCACTGATTCTTTTAGGACTCTTACTCATACTAGTTGCTGGTTTTAATAATTGGTTAGGGTTATACCACAGATATCACGGAGTAATGAGTAAAAACTTAACTTTAGTGGGGTTTGCCCCTATTTACATCTTTGGTGGTTTAGTTCTATTTGCAGTCATGGTAGGTCTTTATGCAGCATCTTAACTCAATTTTAAAACGCTTAGAAGTCTTATCTTCTGAATACCCTGAGCATATCATACTTGATGATTATTGGCTAGATGATCTATGCGATAGTTTGGTGACACAAAAGCAAAACTCAAGTCAAAACCAGCGTTTTCAACTGATAGTAACTGGGGAATTTGGTATTGGTAAATCAGCATTGATTGAGATAATTCAAGAGAGAACTGGTTTACATAGAGACGACATTTTGGAAAGACAAAGACCGTTTGATGACGGACTTACTAAAAAACAGAGAGAAAATATCTGTTTAATTGCAATGGGTACTTGCGTGATGAGGTACTTCTTGTGCAGCGTTAATTACTGGAGAATTAACCCAGAATTAGCAAATCTTTTTAGGCACGTACGGGATTTGCTTGACAACAAATATATTCCTTGTGCATTGGTAATTCCTACAAACAAGGACCCTTACATAACATTAGCTCCCAACTTACCAAAACCTTCTTATGCAGCATCATACTAATCCATTCTCAAAAGATAAAGACATCTATTCCAAGTTGATAAATGTTGAGCGGGTTCTGATGGGAACTCTTGCAGCTACAGCAATAGCAGGTACGTTTACCCCAGTGATATTTGCCCCAAACTTAAATAGTGAAGTTAAGCTGATTCAACAGTTGCTTGGGCTTTTTTCGGGCGCGTGTTTTACCGCTGAAGCTTACCGACGCAAGCATAAAGAGAAGTTTTACAAGTCCATTGAAGATGCTAGTCACGCCATTATCAAAGAGGAACTCAAAGGTACGTTTACCTTTGAACAATGTAAGAATGCTATTCAATCTAAGCGTGAGTTAGCTGGGTACATAAATGGACTTCCAGAAATGGAACGACCCCGCTGGATGCAATCTTATGGATTACAAGGCTTGGTTGAGTTGCCACAGGTACAGCAAGCGGTTCTTGATGAGCCTAGACAATTACCTAGCTCTCGTACTATTGCTAATCCTGAAATAGCTGCTGTTGATGAAAAAATGGTTCAATCAATCATCAATCCCAGTACCCGACAATTACTGGAAGAATTAGCATCTCAATATCCTGATTACGTCAGGATAGATGATCAATGGGTTGATGAATTGTGCGAAAGTTCTAGCAGACAAAACATGAGTCAGCGCGCAAATCATCACTTTAGTTTTTGGGGAGAAACCCAATCAGGGAAGTCAACTTTAGCAGGTGTTTTTATTAATAAAATTGCTGCTAATTCACAAGGACCAGCTTATGTGTTTGGTTCAGACCCTAAGAACTATTTAACAGCTTGGTTGTGTAAATTTAGTCGTAAATTTGACGGTTTCAAAACCAATCTAGATCAGTGGGTTACGTTTGCCACAAAAGTTATAGATGCACGCCAGGATGAGTTTAAAAACAACCGCAAGGGTGAAGGACTTGGGGAAATATTCCTGATTCAAGATGAAGTTAATGTGGTATTTGGTGAAGGGAAAGGACTAGTTGGACAAGTCCCCAAAGACACAGCAATGAACCTTTGTGCTATGTGGAATTATATTATTAACTTCACCGCTGCTATGAAGATTCACGGTATTTTTATGGGACAAAACCCATTGAGTACTTACACTGGTTTTAGTCGTCCTGCGCTTAAAAATATCTGCTTTTTGGCACTAGGAAAAGTATCTAATTACGTCTTAACCAAGATGCCGGAATTGTTAAATGTCAAAGCAGAAATATCTGATTTGTTTAGTCAAGTGTGTGAACTCTTAGACAAAGAACAGGTGAGATACGCTTTGGTAGTTCCTACTCGTGGTAGTCCTTTTATTGCTTTGATTCCGGTATTTGATATTGATGCAATGGAACAAACTAGTGGTGATCAAAGTGAAGATGACCATGAAGCCCAACCGCAAGAAAACACAGCGGACTATTATCAAATACTGACTAAATGGTGCAAGGAAGTCTTGGAAAGGCAACCTACAGCAGATGAGTTAAAAGCAGCATGGAAACACTTAACTCAACAAGAATTAAATGATAAAGGTGTTGAGTTATTAATGGCGAAATTAAAGGAGGGATTGGAAGATGAGTAATCAGTTGAAAGGATTTGTGTTACAGGCTGATCAAGGATTGATTCACAAAGATACCAGCATTTTTAGTGTTGTATTTACATCCAGGATTAGTGAAGCTTATCTATTTGATTCAGTACGAGAAATTGATGTGTTCAAAGCAGTAAGGGGACTACAATCAATGCCATTAATTTGTTATCAAATCCATCAGCAAACATGATAAATAATTGCAGTCAAAAAGAGTATAAAATATCTATGTACTCTTTTTGAAAAATGCAGTTTAAGGGTTGCTATGTCAGTTTATCAGCAAGTATTAGACTTTTTAAAAGCCCGTGGTGGGGTCGCTAATTTAAGAGAATTAAGACAATTTCCTAATAGTATTTTAGATACATTACATTTGCACCAATATATAGAAATAACGGGACGGATTGGTTGTCATCAAGTGTGTTTAATTTGCAGTGAATTTAAGGCTAGAGACGAGAAGAAACCGCAACCAACCCAAACTATCATTAAGCATAAAGAACCCCCTCAAATCCCCAAAAAAACTAAAGTAAAGCCTCAACCAAAAATTAGTAACAATGACAGACTTGAGCGTTGCCAACAAGTAAGAAATTCTATCTTTAGTGAGATTAAAAATGCACATAAACCCATGTCTGCTATGGAGTTGAAAGATAAGTTTCCACAGATTAGACCTAGAGCGATCGCCTATCATTTAAAGAGATTAGAAAAGGAAAGTTTGGTATGTTCTATTGATTGGAATACACGGTTATGGACTGATACGGAAAGGAAGTGTTTGCTTCATGAAATTATAGGTACTTATATTGGCAGGTATGAAAACAAGAACGCTGTTTTAAATGTTTTGAAAAATGCAGATGAAGCAATGTCAGTGACAGGTATTTTACGTAAGTTACCACCAAATCAATGTAGCGGGACTACTTTAAGAAAGATATTAGAATTGTTCATTACAACGGGTATAGCCAGGGCGGGAAGCTATGTCAAAAGTAATATTGTGTACTTTGCTCTTATTGATAATTCAATAGCTTTATCCCACTTAAATCAACTAATCAAATATAAGAAGAGAAAGTTAAATTCTCAGTTATCATTACCCCCAAAAAATAGTCATGAAGACCATAACTAAAGCCACCGTTAGTGAATTAATCAAAAGTGCTGTCAAGTCTTTAGACGCGCTTTCTCAGCATCCAGAATTAGCAGACAATTCCACTGTTGAAACTGCTATTAATTTAATTTTCAAATTAAAGGGTCAAGTCAAATATGAGTGAAATATCTTACGCATTGTGTCACGAATTTAAGCAAGCCAGGGATAACTTAGTCATTGATAAATTTCATGCTGTTCAATCCTCAATTACTGTCAAGAAATGGTGGCAAATTGTTTTTAAAAACAGTGATGGATTAACAACTATTAAGCACGGATTATCCCAAAAGAAGGCGGAAAAATTAGCTAATGAACTGAACAAATTAATTGATACTAAATAGTAAAATATGATTATTATTTACTATCAAAAAACCAGAAATGTCTACCAAATACGAAAAGAAAAATAAGTATCAGCAACGGAAAATGGCAGAGAAGAAAAAGATACAGCAACAAAAAGTGGACTACGATAAACGCTATGGTAATTCTAAGAAATACCGAAAACAGTGTGCGATCGCCCATAAGTCAACCCATGGCTTATGTTGCGTATGTATGGTTAAAAAATCAAATGAGATACATCATGCTTACTATGGGAAAGACGCAATTGGGGAGTCTACATTTCCGGTTTGCTTATCTTGTCATCAATCTATCTGCCATAGCCCCAAGAATTGGATTAGAGACGGTAGCAATCCATTGTGGAAAAACAGGAATACAGCAGAATTTTTGCAGCGATTAAGATTAGGATATCAATTGCTCTATGAAGGCATAAATCTGATATAATTACAGGAATTGATACATAAGGTCAAGATAGGTTTCCACAGCCTATCTTTTTTTGTGCTACAATAAAGGAGGTAGATACTCATGAATAATGATGCAAGATCAAGATAGGTTTCCCATAGCCTATCTTTTTATTAATTATTATTATTTAAAAAATATTTTGATATGATAATATGATGATAGGTTTTTTGAGGTTTACCTGTGATTTGATGGGGTCGTCCCCATCTTTTTTGTTATTAATTATTCAAAAAATAAAGAGTATGCCGTCCTTTGGTACGGGAATACAAAACTCCTGTGGACTTCATTTGTCGTAGTACCCTGTGAATATGTGGAAGGGAATAATCATTAATTAAGTCGCTTAAAATGCTTTGAGCGTGATGGTTATTGTTTTTAATGGATTCAATGACCTGGTCTCTTAATGTATATCCAGAAACTTTGTTTAGGCTGTCCATAGCGGAAGAATTGGACTTGAGAGCAATATGTAAAGAGTATCCGGTGCGCTTTAACTCAATTAGTCCTTTGTTCTTTAGCTTGTGTATAACAACCCAAGCGGATTTACGTGGTATTTGGGATTGTGCAGATATACCACGAATCCCCAAAGCAATGCTAGTATTTTCTAACACGCTTAAAATTCTTTCGGCAACCTTTTGTGAACCGGGTCGGGGTGTCCAGTCCCCAAATAAGTGAGAGCGATCTGGGGTGGTGTAGTATTTGATATTATTCTTGGTAACACGACTACAGCATAAGATTCCTTTGCGGGCAAACAGTGATAAGTATGCAGATATGGTTTTGATGTTAGTTGATTCGGGTAAGAGCGATCGCACTTGCTGTAATGTCATTGGCGAGTCGGAATCAACGACAATCTCTAGTACCCTGTGTTTTAGATTTATGTCTTTAGCTGTGGCTAATTTCTCTTTTAAAGCGGCTGCGGTGGCAGGAACGGGAATTGGGTCAGGTTTAGGTTTCTTGGGCTTTCTATTCAATCCTGCCAGTAGTTCTTTTCGGTCGGGTGTGGTGTAGTGCCTAAACATTTTTCTATTTTCACTGCAAACTATAATTCCGGCTTTAACCAGTGCTGACAAATAAGCGCAGATACTATCAGGATTACACTGGATTAATTGTTCTTTAATCTCACTAGCTGTCACTGGATAATCAGCGTTTTTAATAACACTAAATATCTTGTTTTTCAGAGAGAAATCATTAGCGTCCCTCTTGCTTTTTTTCTTTTCTACTAGCTTATTTTCAATGACTTGATGGTGTTTTCGTACTTCTTCTTTTGCTGCTATCCCATCATATTTTTTGGTGAATTTATCCAATAAAGTGACTTCAATTCCACCACTCCCCCGACCGACTTTGATGTATCCTTCCAGCTGTAAAGCTTCAATATCTTTGCGGTTAAAGTGAGAAAGTTCGCGCAGGTTAATTACTCCTCCACGAACTTTAATAAAGTCTATAATTCCATTTTGATTTATCAACATCTGTCTACACCTGACTTACTTTTTGTCCTTAATAGCTTCATTGATTATAGCAGCTAAGTCCTCTAATTTGGACTCATAGTAATCGGTGTTTTGTTGATATTTGAATATTGAATTAAACAACATTAATTTATTCCATTCAGCCAATAAGAACCCAGCAAAAGTATTCTTATAAAAGAATAAATGAATAGCGAAACGACCAGTTCCCCTTTCTGCTAACCAAGTCTCACAAGTTTCATTGTTGGTACAATAAAAATATTTTTGGTTATCATTAATCATTGGTAAAACAGCGTAGTCAAAAAAATGTTTATTGATTGGTGATTCACGGGCTAAGGAATATTTACCATCTGAGGATACTTCCAAGAACACTGTATGATCTCCTTCATACTCCTTAAACATAGATAGCCTAGTTGCATTTATTTCCTTTCTTGTGCGTCTCATTTCTTGAGTAATTCGTAGTACCTCTTCAGAGGAAATATTATCAAAATATTTTTGATTACTCATTATTTCCAATAAAGCATCTTTAAACTGATAAATAATTGTCTTAACCAAAGTCTCACCTGTTAAGGACACCACAGCTGTAAATAAGCATCCAGATACAACAATTAAAGCTTTGATAATATTCAGTGATACTACAGCTTGATGAAAATCTTCATAATCAGATTTTTGATAATTCTCCTGTACTTTTATCGGTTTTTGTGAATTAGCTTGATAGACTTGTACCTGCTTAGATAATCCTTCTGTGTTATCAAGGGCTTTCACTTGACGTGATGTAATGGTGACATGAATGAAGCCTTCAATCCCAATTAATAAAAACATTAACCCGTACAATATTTTTTTCTTTTTCATGGTAATTTACCTATAATTTTTACTTAATTATAGGTAAGTAAAAGTCCTTACAAAATTCCTGAAAACGTTGTAAGTGTGGACATTCCACAAAAAATGTTATTATTATGTTTCATAATTATTTAAGATTTTAAAGAAATATTTATCCTTTGGTGGTGCTTTTATTATCATTAAAAACAACAAAACCGCTACGTGAGCGGTAATGTTGCGGCAGTTCTACGACGACCCCTAGGCTGTGCCTATTTGGATTTTAGCACATACTTGATTGGGTTTCATTGTTTACAAGTGAAGCGCAAATATCGTACATCTCAGCCCATACGTAATCATCTTTTGCAATTGACGACAAAGGCTGTCCTGCGTATTTTGCTTGCATAGATATTTGAAAATATCTGGTTAACATTTTTTTGATCAAACTTATCTTGGTTTTCTCGCTTACTTGCAATCTGTAGTCCCCTGTTTCAGTTTTTTCTACAAAAACTCTAAAACCAGAAATTATCGGGAAAACCAAAGATTGCTGAGTTATCACACAGGTAAGTATTTCATGGTTAGGCAACTTGGTATATTTCCTAGCGTCGTTTCCACTTTTTGTAAACCTTGTTCCTGTAGCACTAGAATGATGCTGTTCTTCTAGCCTTTTGAATATTTTAGACTGAATATCTATAGCGTCGTGAACCAACGAAAAAAGTTTTTTTGGTACTAAGTCTCGACGTATAGAATTAGCGGCGTGTATTGAAAGCTTTGGATGCTTCTTTTTGCTGGTATTGGACGGAGAATAACTTGGATCTAGTGCCAAAATAAGACTGCAAATCCTGGCAATTGTACAGCACCCATCAACATTTGTTGTCTGCACTCCAAATTGTCCTTCGTGATAAATAATTCTGTACTTTTCAAGCTGTGGCTTCATCCAGTCATAGTCACCGCTATAATTTGCTAAACTCATTTTTGAGACAGCTTTACTGGTATTTAGTGCGATCGCCTTTTCTTTTAATTCAATTTCATCAAAACCTGAATAGATTATGATGTTTACAAAAACTTGAGAAATATCTATCTCTTTAAAATTAGCAGCCATGCAAAAAGCTAATAGCCGATGACCACCATCTAACAATCCATCGGAATCTTTAAACGTCAATCTAATCAAACTTGCAGTAATTTTTGAGCAATCAGCAGCAAGATGAAGTGGTGAACTAATAACTGAAATGCCCTTTTTTAAGGACTCAATTATTGACTCAGTAACAGAGTTTTTTGTCGGTCTTCTTACATTGGCAGTTAGCGGGATTTTCCACAAAAGATGAGATTCGCTTTTACCGTTAGCTTCAACTAAATCCTTAAGAGTAGTTGATACATGATACTCTTTTCCCTGTTGAACTGGAAATTCATTTAACGACCGGAATTTTAGGTTAATGACGTGTGCCATAATTGAATTATAGGTTAGTTGGTTTCACATCAATAAAATATTTTATTGATGTGAATTTACTTATAATAATATCATAAATTAATTTATTTGTTAAAAAAATAAACGGTTTTTAAAATACCCACTAAAGCGTATTAGTGGGTACAAAAGATTCAAGCTAAATCTTTTTCAGTGCATCCCAGGGGTCAATCCCACATTCCATATAAGTCGTTAATCGAGTTTGGCAACGTTCTAATTTGTTTAACGTCTCAAAGTCCGTAAAGTCTCGCTGACCGTTCTCTAATCCAATTTTAGCTTGCATGAGAGAAACAAATCTGGCATATTCCCAAGGCTCTTTAAATCCGTACTGTTGAAGCTGGTTAGTCAATGGGCGGAAATCATGTTTGGTGTTGAATCTTGCAGTCAACCAACGCTGTCTTTCTTCTGCTTCATGCTTGACCCCAAAGGCATCGCAAAACAACTGATAAAGCGACTGGTTCACCAATATCCGGGTCATGATCTGGGCTTTCTGATTCCCTTTAAAAGCCAACTCAGCAATCAAGTTTCCAAATACTTCTAGTGGAATAGCATTTATACCTTTAGGGTTAAGTGATGTCTTGAGTTTGGCGAACTGGAAACTCTTGTCTAGTAAGCTTTTGATGCCTCTTGATGCTTGGTTTCTGTCGAACTGAAAACAGCTACTTAATTGAGGAACACCTACGTAATATTCCCCACTTTCGGACATTAATCCTTCAAGAGAAAGATTTTCGCCAAACTTGACTTCTGTTATAATTGCAGTTATCATGGTGATATATCTTGATATGAAATACCATAAGCAGCGCTGAAACTTTGCTTATGGTATTTTAATTATAACACTTAATCGCAAATATAACTACAGTTGTTGATATAATAAAAGAATATTTTTATTAAGTACAGTCTCTCT